GGTACACCGCCCGCAGCCGCCAGGCGCCAAAGCCGCCCGTCACCGCTTCGTCGAAGGCGTTGTCATACGCCTCGGACGCCGCGGAATCCTGCTCGTCGGCGCGATACAGGCGGTTGCAGACGTCCGCAAGATTCGTGCGCTTGCTGCCGTCCTTGCTGATGAAATCAACCGTGACCCGGTTGTTCCTGTACTCGTTGATGATCCGCGTCACCGCCAGGGTGATCTTGTTCACCTCAAACCGCGGACGATTCTCGTACTGATCCTGCAGCGGGCCCTCCCACTGAGCCCCAGAAATCGACGCGAAGCGCCTGTCCTGCAGGCACTGCAGGCGCTCGTCGCGCAGCGCAGACTGGATGCTCGAGAACTCGTCCAGCGCCCGCTGGTGGACGCTGCGCATCCGCTCTTCGTTGCTCATACGCGGCATGACGACCCCCAGAAATTCACGGTCGGAACCGCGTACACAGACACTCCGCGCGACGACTGGCCACTATCCAAGCGCGACGCAACCGGGAACGCAAACGTCACCGCGATCGCGTCTGCTGCGTCAGGCGATGCCAGGCCGCGTGATCTCATGTCCTTCTTCGACTCCAGAAACACCGTTCCGCTGCTGTCGGGCTTGGTCTTCGGACCCGTCAGGTCTGCCTTCAGAGCCTTGTCCACAGGGATGCTTGCGGTTTTCAGCCACTCGCGCATCGCGCCCCACATCTCTGCGCGCTTGTTCCCCCACATCACGGGACGGCTTGATTTCCACCCGAAGTTTACACCTCTCACAGCATACCGCTGTTCTTTCAATCGGTCCAGCACTCCATACCCAAGCCCGCCCTCGTCAATCACCGTCATCGCCGGCTCGTATCGCTCAATCGCTTCAATGACGTGCCCCACTACCGTCATCGTGTCATCGCCCTGATACCTGTGCAACGCTACGATGTCGCGCCCACGGCGCACGGCAATCACCGTCGAATCCAGCCCGCTGCGTGCCGGGTCCACGCCCAGCACAATCGGCGCGTCGGGATCCTTCCACGGCGGGCGCGACACCGCCTCATCCACCAGCGCTGGCGCGATGAACTGGTCCGCCCCCGACGACGGAAACTGCCCGTACACCTCGACCCTAGCCTCGCGTGAGTCCTCGCCGTATTCCGCGATGATCGCCTCGTATACGCCCTTGTCCGTGTCCTCCACAGCCCTGGCATCTACCTGCAGGCTCTGCCAGAAAGCTCGCTTGGCGTGAAAGCACTCGAAGAAATACCCCGTGTTCCGCCGCGGGTTCGAGAACGCCAGCCAGAACCTGTGCGGCGTGTTCTCCGTGAAAAACCCCGCAGCCACCGACCAGATCGCATCCGGGATGCCCGACGCCTCGTCGAACACCACCATCATGCCGTCGTCGTTGTGAGGCCCAGCGTACCCGTCCGGGTTCTCCTCGCTCCAGAGCTTTCCCTCCGCGCCCCAGTACCGCGTGCCCTTCTTCAGATCACGCTCCACCAGGTCCGTCAGCCATTTCGCCGGCACGATCCGCGTTGCACTGATTTCCCACCAGTGTGAGTGAATCAGCATCGCCAGCCATTTCGTCACCTCGGCCCAGGTCACGCTGCGCAGCTGACTCTCGCTGTTCGCCGAGACGATCACGCTGCTGCCAATCCGCGTCGAGAGCATCCAGAGCACCAGCCAACTCACCAGCGCCGACTTCCCGATTCCGCGTCCAGACGCCACCGCCAGGCGCATCACCTCAAACAAATCGCGTGTGCCGTTCGCCTTCACGTGATCCCGGATCTGCCGCAGCACATCGCGCTGCCAGCGGCGCGGCCCCGTGCGCTTCGCCAGCGGCGTGCCCGCCTGCCCCCAGGGAAACACAAACATCACCCACGCCTCGGGGTCGTCCCGCAGCGCAGGCGACCACATGCGGGTCATCAAAACCTGTTCTTCGGCCGGGGTGTATTTTATGGACTGCATGGTCTATATCGGCGCGTATCGGCTCATATCGCTTCCCCCAGCGCCTCCCGCGCCAGCGGCAATACCGCAGCCGGCCGTGATTCAATTACCACCGCATCCTCCGCAGCAATACGCTCCACGCGCTTCTGGGCTTCTTCCAGGGCCACAGTAATACTAATCTGCGCCGAGCCCTGCACCTCGACTTTCTGGGTGGCAACCCAATCGTGCCGGTGCTTCAGAAACTCCAGCGCCGCTTTACTATCCCCAGCCTGCGCGGCATCGAATACCACGCGGGACATTTCCATCTCACTGTCGGCGCGGCCTTTCATTTCCACTACCTCGGCTATCGGGTCCATTATCTTCAGGCGCGCCAACTCGGCCGGCAGCATACCTGCCGCCAGTGCAAGAGATTCTCCGCGCAAACCCAAGCGAGCGGCATCGTATATGCGCTCCAGCATTTCGGGCGTGGCTTTTAGCTCGCGGGCGCGGACCGGAAGATCGCGGAACATGGCAGATTAACCCAAGCCGCTGACGCGGTTTCGGCAGTGAATTCGCGGAGCGCTTACGGCGCGGAACATCCGCGAAGTGTAGTGCAAAAAAATTTTGTCTGGGGGCTCCGCATACGAACACCGTCGGCCCTCCATCGTTGGTGTACCCCCCACCTGGTCGTCAGCACACTGATCATCCTCGAGCCGATCATCAGCACACTGACGATACGCATGCTGACGCTCCGGCCGCTGACCATGCTGCAGCGCAGCACCGGGCCGGCAGGGCGAGTGCAGCGGGTGGCCCCGGGGTCCGTGGCAATAGTGGCACTCAGCGCGCAGGACCGCCACGCTTGCCACGCTTCTAGGCGTGTCAACGCGGGTTGACGTCAGGGCAGCATGACAAAACAGGCCGTGGATAGTTTTGTGGATAGCCTGTTCCTAGTCGCAAATCGCTATAAGTTGTTGATTTGTATAGGTTTCGGGGTCTGTGGCAATTGTGGCAGTGGAATCGCAGGTCATATATATACTACTCCTATATATGTAAGTACTTACTAACATTTAACTTGTCTTAATGACTTAGGAAATGACTGCCACACCTGCCACCAAGAGGAAGGCCGCACCACCCACATCGACGCCACCGGACTAGACACACGGTCGCCACCGACGCTGCTGCTGCGGGTTTTCCCGGGTTAGGGAAAGTCCCGATGTTTCCTGACGGCCGTTGTAAGTTTCGTGTCAGGAAAGCCGCCGATGATGCGTGTGTCGCGCCGATGGGCGGTGCGCAAGGAGTAGACGATGCACCACCCGGCCTTCCCCGCTATTGACATCCCGCCGCACCTGTTCTCTTACGGGTTCACGACGCGCGACGTCTATCACCACGATGCGTGTGTGCGTCTGACGCGTGGCCAGCTGTCCCTGTGGGTTGACCACGAAGACCCCGAGAAGCGTGACGGTGAGGGTGCGCGATTCACGATTCACCCGCATGACGAAGATCTGCAGTGTGCCGGTGTCTGGTACGAATTTGACGACCTGCCTGCGCTGCTGGCGCATTTGGATACGCTGGCCTGACGAATAACCACGGGCCTACGGGCCCGGTAATAAGGAGTGATAACGATGCGAGTAATGGACCGAGACACTGCAGAGCATTTCTACGCATGGATGGATCGCACTGTGCGACTCGACCTGCAGCACGAAGTAGAGCAGGCTATTCACGCGCTGCTGCGTAATGACCCCGAGCTGGTGAATGATCACTCGTGGCCGGAACTCTGTTGCATGGCAGGGATTCACTGGTTTGCTTGACCCCGAGTTATAGCCCCGCGTGTCGGGGTTATTGCGCGCGGTTTGCGCGGATAACTGAAGGAGTGACAGACATGCAGTTGAACACGCGAGTCATTGAGGTCAACGGCCGTAATCGCTGGGCTGTGACCGTTGACGGAGTGGCAGAGCCCGGTATTGGGTACGGCAACAAAGAACTGGCATTCGCCCGCATGAATGAACTGTGGGAGCAGCGCCCGCAGTCCGACCGGACGATGGAATCGCTGTATGTTGGTCGCGACTGACTGGATGGTAGACCGATGAATACCCCAATGAAGCAGAGCTTGTACCGCACAGCCATGATGCGGAACCACGTGCACACCGAGAACGGCACGGCCGACATTCCTGCCGGCGCATGCGTAGCCGTGCGCTACGCTGGCGCGGCGCGGCACCCTTGGTTGCGCACCACGATGGATCGCTACGCGGTCACGCATGCCGGCATCGAGCGTGGCGTTTTCTGGGAGAGGGATCTGTGCAGGTTTGTGCTGTAAGCCTGATGTAAGGATCCCCGCCGATACTGTGACCACGGCGCCGGTGAGCGCCGGTAACCGAAGGAGTAGACGATGACGACGACGATGATCCATGGATACCTGGCGAGTGACGGGCGCACCGTCACCACTTGGGAAGGTCAGCCCCTGGCCAGCGTGACACTGCGGACCCCGGTCCGGTTGACTCGGCCGAGCTGGGTACACGGATCGTCGATTGAATCTGTGCGCGCAGTGACTGCGGACGGCCGTCGCTGGTACGGTCGCGGGTCGAGAGGTATTGCGATCACGCTGCGGGCCTGCAAGTAATAACCCTGGGCCTACGGGCCCGGTAATAGGAGTGATGATGAAAACCCCGAGCACGTTTGTTGTTTTCCCGAACTACGTTGCCGATGTGTCCGGCGTGGCGTATGTAGATATTGGCCCGCGCGTAGTTCGCGTGACGATGCGCAATGGATACGCTGCCAAGTTTCTGCGCTCTGCGCTGCCGGCTGAACTGCCGCAGGGTAATGATCTGGCTTTCGTTGTCGGCAGAATCGTTGACGCTATCGTCAGCCCCACGTCAGCCTAGCCCCCGACACTGAACCCGCCCCGATTCGGGGCGTACTGGAGAACGAAGATGCACATCCGCCGACACCTGACGAAGTCCCGCGCCGGACACTGGACCCTAACGTTAACCAACGTTGACACCGGGCACAAGGCCTACAGCGACAAACACGACAGCCGCCACGGCGCGCTGACCGAGGAGGACGAATTGATGGCGCGGCTGCGCGAGCGCGCTATGCCTACCGATGACCAGTTTCTAGCCGCCCTCGGCCCTTGCGGCCGATAGGAGCGCCCGATGCACAACGTCCCCCTAACCCCCGCCTGCGTGGCGTTTGCCTGCGCATTCGGCCTCGCCCTGGGCGCCCTGGTGGCGCTCGGCCTGTAAACCTGACGAAAGGAAAGACCATGCAATACGCCACGAAAGCCACCTGCACCCGCTGGGGCGCCCAATGGGGCGCGCGCCGCGTGTCCGGCCTGACTGCCGACGAACGCGCCGCAGTGCGTGCCGGCGTTGATGTTCGGCTCGCTGGATGCCCGCCAGTGCGCGGCGTCACTGACCGTCGCATAGTCGAGTCCGGCGGCCGGTTTTATACCCGGATGCCGGTTTGACGCATCCGCCGAGCCCCGCGCGCGGGGTTCTGGGATGCGCCACGGTGGCGCAGACAAAGAGGAAGACGATGACGACGACCCCCGAGAAAATCCACGTTGGCCGCCTGGTGCGGTTTTCTGCCGGCTACGGCGGCATTGACGGCACCGGCGCCATTGTGGCCGTGCGCGGCACGGTCAACATGCAGCCGGCGCAGCGCATCGGCATCTTGCGCGTGATCCGCGCCGACGACTGCGAGGTTGATGTAATTCTGTTCGATGGCCG